GAGCAACGAGCTGCTTACCCCACGCACCGCGCTCGACAAGCTCATTGACGACAGTGCGAAAGTTCTTCACTTTCACGCGATCTGTCAGCTGTCCGAGAGCGTGCTTGTGAATCGAGAGCGGCGCACTGTCTTTCGGAATGATCTGAAGCATATCGTGATTCGCGTTGAAGCGCAGTGTATGGCCTGTAACGATCATATCTTCGGGTACATCATTCTCGACTTGCTCGATCACTCGCTGCACGCGCGTCACTGAGTTGTGAATCATTTCTTCGATCTTCGTCTGAAACTTTACTGCTGACTCACTGACTGCAACTGCGTACGGTCTTGCGTCATGATGAATCATTTTAATTCTCCTTTTGTCAGGGCGGTTGAACCGCGCTGCGGAGAACAGTCTAGCATAAAAGAGTGAGTGTGTGTCGAGAACTATATCCTATTTGTTTTCTACAACTTACGCATCACAATGCAATATTCATGTCGTTTCGGTAGTATGCGTCGCTCAACGACTTGAGCAGGGAAGCACTGTCCGAACGAGACACCGAAGTCGACGATCATCATATCGTGAGCTACGAAGCCTACTGCAATGAGCATGTTGAATGTGTCTATATGATAGGGGTTAAAAACGCCATCATCGCGGAAGTCGTTTACAAACCAGCAGCAATATGCACCGCTCTTCAGCGCTCTGAAATTTTGCTCTGCGACTTTGCGAAGCGAACGCAAGAACTCTGCATACGATTCCGCTTTACCTAATTGTGCATGTTCATCACCGTAATCTTCAATGTTGTAATACGGCGGACTGGTCAAGGTAAAATCTCCTACCCATTGCTCGACGCAGTCGCTCATCTTGCGCGAATCGATCTCGTGAAGCTCGATCTGTGCTTCAGGGAATTCTTGCAACAGCTTCTCGCGCTGCTCGCGATTGAATTGCATGAACTTTGCTGAAACGTCACAGCCAATATAATTTCGACCTGAGCGGATGACGAGTTCCATTCGCGAATTGTGACCCGCGAAAGGGTCTACTACTGTCTGTCCTTTTTCACTGTAAAGCTCTACTACGGCACGACCGATATTCTGCGGGAACGCTGACAGCGCGCCGTAACGCGCGCCACTTGAAGATTTCGCAAATGCGCCAGTGTATTTCTCATTCGCTGTATATGAGCCTGCCGCCAAGTCAGCACCGGGTCGGCTTTTCTTGTCTGCTTTCATGATGCTTTGCGGTAGATCACCATTGAATCTGCGCATGACTTCTGTGATCTTTTCACGTGAGTATTCAAGACTTTCGATTGTTTTACCTTTCGCTTCAGCGACAGGCGTATTAAATAACTTCTCTTGATCGTATTTCGAAGCGCTAACTTCGATCAGTTCATCACTATCGCTAGGCGCATCAGCTTCAGGCGTGAAGTAGTACGGCTCACCGTCTGCTTCGACGCAAACGATGCAATAGCGTGTCGCGCCTGCATGCTCGACAGGATGCGCTGTCGGCTGAGATCGACTACTGCACTTCGGGCAACGAAGCGGGTCAATCTTTTCTATCGCCGAGCTGCTCTGCGGCAGCGAAGAGATCGCTTGTGACTTCTCTACGCCCGCACTCTCTGAGTTGCTCTGCAGCTCGAACATATTCAGCGTTTGCTTCTCGCTGTGTTTTCTGCTCATCGAACAACTCCATCTGGGCTTTCAGCCCGTGAACTCTAAGCGCGTGCATCTGCATGCCTCTGTATGTGCGCACAACGCGCGCGCAAGTTTTGCATCTATATCCGTACGGACCTCCCTGCGTCAGCAAATACAGCGCTTCGATCATATCTTCGCTCGCTTCGATAGCTCGCTTTCGCCGAGCTGATTCTTTGTCAGCTTCTTCGCTTTCGAGCTACGCTGATTGCGCCATCGCTGCGTGACAGACTCACCCATCACATAGATCGCATTTACTGTCGCAACTGTCATGCTGCGCGCTTCAGCTTCTATGAAGTCGCGCTCGTGATGAGCACACCTGCCGGCACGCGAAACAGCAGGGAAGACGCAAGCTGGGTCGCTAGAGCACTTCATGCAGGTTCTCCTTCGTCTTCGATCAGTAATCGCACAAGCACTGGCCGCGTTTTCGTGATCTCTATATCGCCGTTCGCGTGCAGCACGCTCAACGCGCGCTCGGCGACCGACGGCCCGCTGCGGTACGCACCGATGTCCATGAGCAGTTTGCGCTTCGCGACGTACTTGCCTTCGTAGCGCTTGAGATAAGCGAGAATCTTCAGTGCGATCTTACCTTCTAGGTTCTCACCCTCGTTCGGCTTCAATAGTCTGCGTATGCGCTTCTGATATTCTGCGAAAGCGCGTGCTGGCGCAAGTTGGGCAGCTGTCAGAAGCGTGCGACCGTCATGCGCTGCGCACACAGCAGCAGCGCGTATCGCGATCTCTACGACGCGTGGCTCAAGCTCGCTGTCTTCAACGAGCCAAGCGGCTTTCTCGACCCATACGTCTTCATGTATGTAAACACTTTTCGTTTCATAATCAGCTGCGCGGGCTTCAAATGGAAAATAATCGAATTTGAAACCGCCCGGAAAAGCTCCGAACGCAAAGCGATCATATAAGCCGCCTGTCGTCGAGTGTGAGAATAAATCTTCGAAGCGCGAATCGACAAGACCGCCGAGTATCGAAAGCGAAGCGTTGAATTGCGCAACTTCTTTTCTCCCCATGTGAACTTCGAACGCAGTCGAATAAAAAGCGCGGTTCAGCAAATACGGAAACGAAGCATTCTCGATGTGAGATTTTTCAAGTAAGTGACCTAACTCGTCGGGGGAAAAAAGACGCGGCTTTGCTTCTGCGTCTTTGCATTTTCTGACGAGAGCTTCTGCGCTACCTGCCATGATGTTTAGTAATACAGGCTGTTCTATCGATAACAACTGCTGCGCTGCTTCAATCGCTTGCGATTTGCCGCTATGTATCGGGCCAGCAAGCGCGCAGTAGAGATTCAACTGCTGCTTCGCTGTGTAGCGAGGCGCTAAAGCCGAAGCAACAGCCAATAGCGCAGGCCATGCATACGCTAACGGGAAGCGCTTCCCTAAAAGCATGTAACGCTCGCAGATTTCACCGAGACGGCCGTCGAGCACTGTTTCAGGCATGTCTTGTAGGCCAACATCGCCGTTCGACTCGGCAATCTTCTTCGCTTTCTCGTATTCATTTTCGAGCTTCTCGACGCGCTCGCGCGTCTCTTTCTCTGCAAGCTCTTCGACGAGTTCGAATAGCTTTTCTGGCTTAGCTGCGTGCTCGCCTGCCGGCCAAAGCTGCTCTTCAACTTCAGGCTGCTGTTCAACGGACTTTCGTTTCTTGCGCTCATCTTTGGGCATGCCCCGCCTCTTGCTGATCTACAGAGCGAAAGAACTTCGTTAATATGACTATGAGGAGATTATTGATCGAGCGATTCTGCAGCTCAGCTTCGGCCTCGATGCGCTTGCGAAGCTCTAATGGAGGATGGTTGATGACTATAGACTTTCCGCGCTGCGGCGCGTTTCCCATTCACGTTCCTTTCTTGACGTAAAAACGCGCACTCTATATTAAATAAAAGAAGAAGTAAAGTACTATTTTTACTGCTCGTTTCTAAGAAGCGATTGTAAGCAAATGACGTTTTAGAGAAGTGCTTACATGTAAGCAAAAGCGACAGTGTGTGAGAGAGAAAGCTCTCTATATAAAGGACTTAGTACTATTACGCTTACATACGCTTACATGTACTTTAGCTTGCACGCACTCCCCCCGCGGGGGAATTGTAAGCACTTTGCTCGAACGCGATTTCGCTAGACTTACTCGAAGCGCTGCGCGTAGCTTCTCTAGCTAACGTGACTAGCGTACTTGATTCTCTTCGACACTCAAAGCCGCGCGGCGACGGTTTAATCCTGCACTGTTCGCCGCGCGCACCCCTACAATCGGAGACAGCATAGTGTGGCTCTCTCTCGAAAGAGCGAGAACAGAGCGAAGCAGCTTGCGAATCTTAAGCCGTTTACTGGCGTTGATGATCCGCGCCGCTCAACGACTGGGCGTCCAAAAAGCAAACCATTTCTCGAAGCAATCAGAAAACACATCGAAGAACATCCAGAAGACGTGCCAGCTGTTATTAAAGCTGCGTTCGCTCAGTCGAAGCGCGGCAGTGTTGCCCATCTTCGCGAGCTTGCTGATCGCACTGATGGGCCTGTCAAGCAGCAGATCGAGCACACAGGCGAAGACGGTGGCCCAGTCGAGCACACGATCACTTTCGTCAACAAGCGATCTAAAGATGCTGGTTAACGTCGAATTCCCTGAGAAGTTGGAGTTTCTCTTCACGCCGTCTCGCTACAAAGTCGCATACGGCGGCAGAGGTTCTGCAAAGTCGTGGTCGATCGCCCGTGCACTGTTGCTGATCGGCAAGCAACCCGATCTGTTGTGGCCCGGCTGGTCAGAGCAGTACGGTCGTGACGGCATTCGCGTCTTATGCTATCGCGAGACGATGCGTTCGATCGAAGAGTCTGTGCATCAGCTCTTGACAGATCAGATTCGTTTGCTTCAACTCAGTTCGTTTTATCGCATTCAGCAAAAGAACATCATCGGCGCGAACGGCACTGAGTTTTTCTTTGCCGGCGTTCGTCAATCAGTCGACAACTTGAAAAGTTACGAAGGCGTTCACATCGCTTGGGGTTCGCAAGCTGAAGCAATGTCGAAGCGTTCGTTGAACGTCGTCTTCCCTACACTGCGTCGAGACATCGTCATCAAAGATAAGAAGTATGGCAGTGAGTTGTGGTTTGATTTTAACCCCGAATTCGAAGACGATGAAGTTTACAAGCTGTTTGCAGTGGAGCAGAACAGGCCGCAAAGTTCGCAAGTCGTATTCGTCAACTGGCACGACAATCCCTTTTTCCCTGACGTGTTGAAGAAAGAGCGCGACGATCTACTGCGCAGAGATCATGACGAGTGCCAGCACATATATGAAGGCACGTGCCGCTCTACAGTCGAAGGTGCTGTCTACAAGAAAGAGCTTCAGCTTGCAGAGCAGCAAGGGCGGCTGACGGCCCGCGTGCCGTACGACCCGACGAAGCCGGTGCAGACGTTCTGGGACATCGGCCCTGCTCACACGCGAATCTGGATGGCGCAATCGTTTCCAATGGAGTATCGGGTGATTGATTACGTCGCAGGTGAGCTTGAGTCGCTTGCGTATTACGTCAAGCAGCTGCAAGAGCGCGAATATCATTACTCGATGCACACCCTTCCGTGGGACGGCGCTGCGCGCGAGCTAGGCAGTGGCCGGTCTATCCAAGAACAGCTCGGTGCTATTTTCGGCCGCGATCGCGTGCGTTGCGCGAAGCAACTCAGCGTCGAAGATGGTATTGCGGCTGTCAGGGCAGTGCTCGCTAAATGTTACTTCGACAGCGAGAGATGCAACTATGTACTGCCTGCTACGAAGCAAACTGTCGGTCTTCGCGGTCTGCGTTCGTATCAGTACGAGTACGACAACGAGCTGCGAACGTATTCGAGAAAGCCGTTGCACGATTGGGCTTCGCACGATGCAGATGCTTTCAGAACGCTTGCAGTTTCGATACGCGAGCTTCAGAAGCCGAGAGAGCAAGCGCCGGCTGTCAGGCCTGTAAGCGCGTGGAGTTAAGATAAGAGCACTAAAAACATGAGAGCACACAAAGGGTTCATGTCAGCCGCTGCAAATGTGACGTTGCCGCCTTCTGCGAAGCGCGATCTGAAGAACACGAAGTTTTCGCGCAAACACACGAAGCACAATAGCCGCAAGACGAGTGGCGGAAAGCTGACGAGGCGATAACAGGGTGTGGATGTCGCAGCTCATGTCGGTCAGCAACGCGTCGTCAAGATCACAAAGCGTGCAGCTGAGTATGAAGCAAAAGCTAGCGCAGCAGATCACTGTGGCGTTTGCGCGTATTTCGAGCAGCCTGCTTCGTGCAGCAGAGTGAAAGGTGAGATCGCAGCGGAGGCGTGGTGCAAACTTTTCGAGAAGAAAGGGTAAGTGATTTAGTCGTGAAACTACTGATGCTGAACGCGATGAAGACATTGCCTTGTTTTGTCAATGCGCCCGGCACGCTCGATCACATCGAGAATCGCCGCAGATTAATGAAGAGGAAAGATGCGCGAATTACGACTGAGAAAAGATTGGGTGCAGCTTGAAGCTTTCGCTGACGAGTGCAGAAACGCAGCGCTTCAGCTTGAGCCACGAATCATCGTGCCAAGCCAAGCAGCAGAGCCGTCGAGATTATCGCGTGTCGTTGCTGTTGGGCCTGAAGTCAGTGACGTGCGAGTCGGTGACATCGTGCTGAGTCAGCGTTACGGCGGCGCAGCGCTCGAATACAAAGGTGAGCATGTTTTCTTGATGCGAGAAGAAAATTTGCTCGCAAAGGTGGTGCTGAATGGCAAAATCTGACGTGATGGCGGCGACGCCGAAGCAGCGTAAAGCTCCGAAGCAGCTTTCGCATCTCGAATTGCACGAAGGTGAGAACGGCGGTCACGTCGTTCATCACGTCTTTACGCATTATGATCACCCGACTGAGCATCATGTCTTCGGCGCTTCAGAAGGCTCGAAGCTCGTCGATCACATCGTCAAGCACGGCAATATCAAGCTCGACGCAGAAGCAGCTGCAGGCACAGAAGAAAACGTTGCAGCGAAAGAGAAAGCGCAGCTATGAAAGCTAGTAGTGTAGAGCGTTTGCGCGTTCATCTCGTCATGCACAACGCGCACGTCGGTTACATGTTCATGTGGCGCTGCGAATGGCTGTGGTTCTTGAAGTGCTGTGAAGGATTCGAGACATAACGATGCCAGCCACGTCTAAAGCGCAGCGTCAGTTGATGGCAATAGCAGAGCATCATCCGTCTGCTGTGTCGAAGAAGAATCGCGGCGTGCTGAAGATGTCGAAAAGCCAGTTGCATGACTTCGCGGCGACGAAAGAGAAGAAGCTGCCTGAGCATAAAAAGCCGCAATACCGCAAGCGCAAAGCGTCGAAGCGCGACACGCAAGCTTTCATCGCCGGGAGGCGTGCGTGAGAAGCGCAATACCTTACAAGCGTTACAGATGGATGGCAATAAGCTATCACGGCGTGCCGCTCGATCATCCGCAATTCGTTGACATCATTTACAGTTTGTTGCAAGCAGCGATACCGACAGTGATTGTAGAAGGCCCGTTCGGCCCTGTAGTTGTCACATGGCAGAGAGTAGCGAATGCCTAAGCGTCTCGCATCAGCGCAAGCTTCAACAGCAGAGAAAAGCCCGTTTCTCTGCGAAGCGCGCGAGCGTTTTAAATACAGCTACGAACGCTGGCGCGACATTCGCGAGCAGCACGACGTAGACATGAAGTTTCGCGCCTGTGATACGTGGGACGAGCGTGAAAAAGCGCAGCGCAAGAAGCTGCACATGCCGATGCTTGAGCTTGACAAGCTCTCGCAGTATTTGAATCAAGTCGTGAATGATGTGCGTCAGAACAAGCGCGCTGTTTCAGTGCTTCCGAAAGGCGCAGGCGCGAACGATAAAACCGCAGAGCTTCGCGCCGACTGGATTCGCGGCGTCGAGTACATCTCGCAAGCGCAGACAGCATATGTCACTGCATTCGAAGGCATGGTCGGCGCTTCGTACGGCTTTTGCAAGCTAGAAACTTTCTACGAAAGTGCGAAGTCGTTCAACTTGAGCGCTAAGATCGTTCCGATCGTCAACGCGAACACGATATTGTACGACCCTGACTGCAAGTATTACGACTGCTCAGATGCTGACGATTGCTTCGAGATAGATTTCATTTCTCACGATTCGTTCAAGAGAAAATATCCGAGAGCAGAGATCAAAATATTCGCTGATGACATTCAGGCTGTTGCGCCTGACTGGATAAAACCGAAGCAAGTGCAAGTCGCTTCATGGTGGCGCGTCGTGCGCGAAGACATCGAGCTTCACTTAGTCGACATAGATCATGGCGATACGCGCGTCATGAGAAGCGATCAGTTGCCTGACAAGTTTGACGCGAAGCGCATCTTAAAGTCGCGCGACTATTGCGACAGACGCATCGTGCAGTACGTGCTGAACGGCGTCGAAGTGCTAGAAACGAACGACCCGCGCAAAGGCAAAGGCTGGCCCGGTCAGTGGATACCGATCATCCCGTTCTGGGGGCAAGAACTTTTCGTCGATGAAGGTAGCGGCTCTGTGCGCAAGCTGTTTTCACTCATACGGCGAGCGCGTGACCCGCAGCGTGCGCTGAACTATTACGCTTCGCAAGAGATGGCGGAAGCAAAGATGTCGCCACGTTCACCGCTGATGGGGCCACGCGGCATGTTTAGTCAACAGTGGAAAGATTGGGAAGAGTTGAACGAAGTTCCGAAAGCTGCTGTCGAATATGATGTGCCAGAAGGTTTTCAGCCTGGTTCTGTAGAGCCGAAGCGGGTGCCGTTCATTCCGAATTTCCAGTCTTACGCTGTGCTGAAAGACTCGTATGATCGTGCGATCATGGAAGCAATGGGCATCTCGCCGCTTCCGACAGCAGCGCAGCGCGCAAACGAAAAGAGCGGCGTCGCGCTCGAACGCATTCAAGGCGAGCGCGCTGTCGGCTCGTATCACTTCATCGACAATTTCGAGCGTTCAATCACATACGTCGGTCGTCAGCTCGACGACTTGTACGACAGAATCGTCGATACGGCGAGAGATATACCTGCTCGCGCAGAAGACGGCACGCACTACGTTGCACGGGTAAAAGACCCTGCCAATTCGAAAAATAAGCAAGATGCAGGTGAGCACGATGTAACGATCATCGTCGGGCCGTCAGACAGTTCGCAACGCGAAGAAGTAGCTAAGTTTGCTGATACGCTCGCGCAGATACAAGGCGTTTTCCCGCTCATCGGCGATTTGATCGTGCGCATGCGCAACTTAGGGCCGATCGGGAATCAGATTGCTGATCGTTTGACGCCGCCGCAATTCGCGCAAAAAGAGGGGGCAGAACCATTGCCAGCAGCTGCTCAGGCGCAGATCGCGCAAGCGCAGCAGCAGATTCAAGCGATGCAAGAAGTGATCGCGCAGTTGCAGCAAGAGAAAGCAGCAAAGATGCTTGACGGGGAAGTTAAGCTCAAGATCGCAGCGATGCAAGAGCAGACAAAGCTCGTCGTCGCGCAAGCTTCGCTTCAACGCGATCAAGCAGAAACGATTCTTCAAAACGAGATGGAGAAAATTCAAGCAATCTTCGATGCTGCGCATGATCACTCGACGATCGCTCATGAAGCAGAACAGCAGCGCGCAACAGCAGCGCATGCTGCGAGTTTGCCGCAACCTGCAGCAACGGCGGCGGCAAGTACAAGCAACGGTGGAGGAGGTATCAGCTGAAATGGCTAGACTGAAAGAAGAAGCAGTGAAGATGGAAAAACGCCCGAAGTCTCGCGGCGCTGCTGGTGGGCATGCTGGCGCAGTACCAGGCCACAACCCTGACGAAGCAGTTGGCGAGATCAATGCTAAGCACTTCGGGCACGTCAAGAAGACAGCCCGCGCATTGCACGGCGCTGATCCGTACAAAGCGTCGCATAAATTGTAGTACTCACAAGCTGTAAATGCGCGCAGCGCAGCTCATCTATGGAGCATGGTGATGGACAGTAAAGAAGCAGTAACAGTCGATTCATCAACGACTGAACAATCTGGAACAGAAGTTCTAGCTTCGCTTACGCCAACGCAACGCACAAAATGGCGGCAAACTGGCGATTTGCCGGAAGAGAAATCGGCTGAGAAGAAAATTGAAGAAAAGAAAATTGAAGAAAGGAAGCTTGAAACAAAAGATTCTAAGACTGATGGCGCTTCGTCAACGCCTGAAAAAGCTGCACCTGCTAAGGTGGAAGAGCCTGCGAAGTCAGCAGTCGCAGATAAATCAGAGCCTCAAGCAAGAACGCGCATTGGTAGGGATTTAGTTGCAGAAAATAAAGAGCTGAAAGCGAAGCTCGAAGAGCTGCAACGTCAAGCCCCAATAGCGGTGAAGAAAGATGATGTTTCACCGAAGCCGTTGCGCAACGACGTAGACGAAAAGACTGGGCAAGCGAAGTATGCGACAGACGAAGCGTTCGAAGAAGCGCGCGAAAAGTGGTTGACCGACAAAGTCACTTCTGACGTGCGCAAGCAAGTAGCGAAAGAAGAGAACGATCGCCGCGTTGCAGAGCAGAATCAGCTGATCGAGAAGCGCGTTTCGAACTCTCTGAAGATCGCAGAGCAGCAGCACGCTGATTTCAGGGAAGTCGTGCAAGTCAAAGAAGAACAGAAAGACGGTAAGACTGTCACGACTTTCAACGCGCCTGCTCTGAAGCTGATCAAAACGAACGGCATGATCGATGCTTGGCTCGTCGACACCGAGATCGGCGGCGAATTGCTGTACTACTTCGCCAGCCGAGCTGAAGAAGTCGAGCGTATTCAAGCGTTGAATGCTTTCGCTGCTGCTCGCGAGCTTACTCGATTGGAAGAAAAACTGTCTGCATCGCCTGCATTGAAGAAAGAATCTGCTGAAAGCTCTGCTACGCCGACAGCAAAAGTAACAGGTGCACCAGCACCAGCCTCTTCGATAGGAGGCAAGGCAACAGCCCCTGTTGATGAAGAAGAAGCTGCGACTCAAGCAGGGGATTTCTCGCGCTTCAAGAAGGCTGCTAACGAAGCCGACTGGCGCAAAAAGAAAGCGAGCTGAAAGAAGTGCCAAACACGTTTGCATTTCCGCAATGGGTTTCAATGGACGCCCTGCGGCTCTTGCTCAACAAACTCGAAGTCGTTGCATGCTTCAACACTGAGTGGCAGAAAGAGTTCGAGCAAGAGTTTCCGATCGGTTCAGTCACGCAAGTGAAGATTCCGCAATCTTTCTTGATCCGTGACGGCCTCGGTTACAACCCGCAAGGCATTAACCGCCTTACGACGACAGTGAATTGCAATCAGATTCTTGGCGTCGACTTCGAATGGGACTCGTTCGAGCAAGCACTGAACATGGAGCGCTCGAAAGAGGAAATCAGAAAACAGTATCTCGAACCTGCAGTAGCGCAGATGGCGCAAGAAGTTGACAGCCGTGCTGCGAACTTCGCGATGCTGAACACGAACAACATCGTCGGCCAGCTGGGTATCGATCCGAACACGGTCACAACGTTCGCGCAAGCGCGACAGCGCTTGTTTGAGCTTGCTTGTCCGCCAGGCGGCGAGAAGTCGTTGTGCATACCGCCACAATTCTCGACAGCAATGGTGCCTGCACTGCAGACGCTGCTTAACCCGCAAGACGACATTTCGAAACAGTTCAAAGAAGGCTCGCTCGGCAAGCTTCATGGCTTTGATGTCTATGAATGCATGTCGTTGTGGCGTTTCACTGCCGGCACTGTCGCAGGTGCGTTCACTGTCAACACAACGAACGTGAACAACGGCGGCAACCAACTCGGCGTCAACTTGACAGCCGCCGACAACATCAATGCTGGCGATGTGATCAGCATTGCGAACGTCAATCAAGTCAACCCGAGAACTCGTCGCACATTGTCGACGACGCTGAAGCAGTTCGTCGTGTTGCAGCCGCTCATCGCGGCAGGCGGCGGCGCTGCTGCTGACTTCTTGATTATCTCTCCGGCTATCTTCGGCCCCGGTTCGCAGTATCAGAACGTCGACGCAGTGCCAGTCAACGCGGCGGCGATCACACTGTGGCCCGGAACGGCGGCACCGAACGGAAAAACATCAGCGCAAGGGCTTGTCATTCACGGCGATGCTTTCGGCTTTGCCGGTGTGAAGCTAGAAGAGCCGCGCGCGACTGAGATGACATCGCAGACTCGCGATCCTGAAACAAGGGCTGCGCTGCGATTCGTCAGAATGTTCGACCCAGTACAGTCGAAGATGATTAACAGATGGGACAGCGTCTTCGGCTTCGGCCAACTCTACTCAGACAGCTGCGCTGTCAGAATCTGTGGAGCGTAAAATGAACATCAAAAAATACATCATCAGAGCAGCGTTGATCGTTGCGTTCATCGCTTGCAATCACGTCTTCGACGGCGGCTTGTTCGATTTGTTCTTGCAAATCGGGCCAGCAGCGGCGCAGCAAAACTTGCTTGTTCAGACGACGCTGTCGGCGGCAGTACCTGTACCGTCAAGCAGCGGCGCTGTGACAGGCGGTGCTGCTCCTTCCCCTGTACCGTACGGGCTTGTCCAGCTCGCTTCGGCTACGGGAATCACCGGTTACACGCTCAACCCAACAGCGACGTTAAACGTGCAGAACTTGTGGGCACTTTACGTCGATCGCGAAGAAATGGCTGTCATTCAGATTAACGGCACTGCAGCTTACGTAATTCGCGGTTACAACTCGACAGTAGCGACATCGCATGCTTCTGGTTCGATGGTGCTGTACGGAAAAGCGCTGTGGTTCTACAATATCGACCCTGGCACCGTGCTTTCGCAAGGCGGTGCCGGTGTTTCTGGTGGCACGGCTTGTACTGTCGCCGGGCAGTTCGCTTTCCCGTGGCTCAACGTCCGCAGCGGCGCAATGTGGGCTTGTTCACCGACAACGCTGACGTACGTGCCGTGGTTCTCGAACCCACTCTCACCGCTTAACTCTGCTGACTTCGGCACAGTTGCGTCAGTAGCAGGCGCTACTGCCGTACAAGGGCCGTACTTCCGCGTCAGCGGCACGAACGCGATCACGTCGTGGACGCTGCCCGTTGGCTTCAACAATACGGCTACCGGCTCAGGCTCGTTCTGCATCTATCCGACAGCTGCATTTACGACGACAGCGACGAACAACATCGCTGCTGCAACGACAGCAGTCATCGGCAAGACGCTCTGCTACACGTGGAACGCTTCAACGTTGAAGTTTTCGGCGTCGTACTAAACAAGCGGTTTACATAACGCGGGGGCTGTGCCTGTACCGGCAGCCCCTCACTTTCTTAGGAGAATGAGAAAATGACTCAGATTCAAACGCCTTTAGTTCCGAGTATCCTTCAAGGCCCGCGTGGCATTACGGCGCGCACAACAGGCGGCGCTTACACGCAAGATTCTCAGCAAGACATCATCGACGGGGATTCGCTTCAAGGCGGTATAACGTTGCTTACTGGCACTACGGACGCAATCAACCCGCACATTGCTGGTAATTACATCATCGATACTGGCAGCGCAGATGCGATCACATTGACAGCGCCGACAGCAGAAGTTGACGACAATCTCTCGATCAACATCTGGTCTGATACGAATTTCGCGCACGTTGTCACAGCGACAGCTCTTTTCGCTAACGGCACAGCGCTGAAGACGACAGCGACGTTCGCAGCTTTTCGCGGTGCAGGCATGACGCTTCGCGCAGTTGACGGCGTTTGGCACGTCATCGCTTCGAGCGGCGTGACTTTCACATAAGAAGTTTCGCTTCAAAAAGGAGAACGAACGATGTCTTCAACTTTACAAACTGATGCAGAGCTGCTTTCTGCATTCCGCGATTTCATGGCGCGAAAGAACACAAGCGGACCGCAGACGTTCGTGCCGCTTCAGAATCATCCGCTGCACAGGGGTGTACAGGATCTTGGTTACGTCCGACCTGCACCGGCAGAGTTCCCGAAATGCGTCTATCACGTCAGCGGTTTGACGAAGATTGTCGCTTCGCGCGAAGAGCAAGACGCGCTCGGTGTTGCGTGGTCTGAAACGCCAGCCGCGCGCCCGAAAGACTGGCGCGCAAAGCTAAACGAAGTATTCACGAAGAGCGGCTTTCGCGTTTACAATCATCATCTTGCGTTTTTGCGCTCGAACGATGTAGCTGTCGAGACGCTCAGAGAAGCTGCTGAGTTTCTCGATTCGCTCGACGCAGCTCAGCAAGAAGAATTCTTCAAAGAAGCTGAGACAACTGCGCAACCAGTAGAAGCTGAAGAAGAGAAGCAGCAGAAGAAGAGCCGAAAGGTGGCGTAAGCTTTGCTAAAGCGGCTCATCTTCGGAGCATTGCTGCTCTTCGCATGCAGTGCTGTATCTAACGCTCAAGGCTTTCGCGTTGGCCCTTCGACAGTCTCTTCTTCGCTCGTCACCGCCGGCCCGATCTCTACAGCGCAAGGCACTTTAGCCGTCTGCGCGCATCCGGCAAATGCAGTACCGTGCACGAACAAAGTCAACACATACACTGACGTAACGCTTGCGACGCCATGCTCTACGGCGACGCAAGTCGTTCTTGACGGCACTTCTACGTGTGTTGCGACAAGCGATGCGAAAGGCAATTACGGCTTTTATATCGGTGCTGGCACGTTTGATTACACGATCACTGTCTCGACTGGTCAGTCGTTTGGCCCGTACGTCGTCAGCCTTGGTGTTCCTACTGGCATGTCTATCACGCCTAGCACTATTTCTGGCGTAGCGTTTTCGATCGCAAGCGCGCCGACTGGCGCTACAGAGAGCGGCAACACAGTAACGATCACGACGACAGCGACGTGCACGTTCACGACGAATCAAGCTGTTACGATCTCTGGCGTTGGCGTCAGTGGTTATAACGGTTCGTTCGTCGTCTTAACGCCCGGCTGCAATGGTGGTTCTACATTCACATATACTAATGCTACAATCGGACTTGGCACTTCAGGCGGTGGTACGGCTACTGGTTCGCCAGTATTTCCGAACGGACTGACTTCAACAGGACCAGAGAATCACACTGGCCCTGTTACGATCACCGGCAACCTCACGGCGACGGGACTTACCACATTTAACAATGCTGCTGCGGCTGGGGCCGATGACCTAAAGTTTGGCCTAATAAACCATTCTCGCTGGAACTGTGCTGGCGCTGGGTTTCGATTTCCAACAATCGAGAGTGCGCTCTCTGATATTCAAACAAATGCGACGCAGGGCGGCTTCATCTTGACTTGCCCAGACAACGCCACAGACACATCTCCGGGGCTGGTGGACATCGGCAGCGCGACGAAAACGGCTGTTGTCGAACTGCATCCCGGCAACCAGTGGCTCGACAACACTTCGACCGCGCACGCTTACTTCCTGGGCATTCACAACGCTTCGGCGCTCGTCGGCGCGAACAATGGAGCCATCGGCGGCAGTCGCACAGGTGGCGCGTATATAAAACTTGGTTGCAGCGCGAACATCACAGGGAGCGCCATCAGCACCGTTGAAGGACTCAGTGCGCAGCAGGGATACGGCTACATGAGCCATATCTTCGGCGAGGGCTGCCCTACGGGAACGGTCGGGACAGGCTCGCCCGCTGTCGCCTTCCTCAACATCGAAGGCATCTCTTCGATGAACCAGTGGGACAATTCACAATTTTTCAACTTTGCCAACACCATCGGGATTCGCGTGGCCTCGAACAATGTCGGCGGCAATAATGCCGTGGTCGGCCCAATCGTGCTCACGAATATGTGGTCTGACGGCAATTACAACGCCGGGAACCAGCCCTGGAAAATCACCGCGACATCCGGCAGCTGTGCTGGCGTTCTTCCCATCTCGGTCATAGGAGGAGTAGCCAACCACCCCGCCTCTGGCTTACCACTATTTGAAGTCAATGGCCAAGGAGCGACTTGCTCTGGGGCAATCTTTGGTGGCTCTGTTACGGGCTTCTACACAGAGAATCAGTTGAACGGAAGTTCAACTCACTTCAAGATGACTGATGCCAACAACTACAATTTCGCCGGGATAGCCAGCGCAACGCAAAACACCGACACGCTGATTGGCATTACCCAGGCCTCTGCTGGTAAATCCGCGAACCTAACTTTTCAGAACATGCGCCAGAGCGGTACGGGCACGACCGTCAGCAATAGTATTTCAGGATTCAGTGAATCGGCAAAGACGTATCTCCCACTCTACCACTTTGGCGGAGATTCCAGCGCTAGCTTCTATCCGATGGTGATTGACTGGAACCAACTGTGGATTCGCCCGAACGCCGCCAACACTGCGCTACTCGTAAAAAATCAGCAAGACAATGCTATGGAGGCCATCGACCTTGATTCCGGCTCGACGGCGACTCAGAGTGCAAGTCTCTATCTCCTGGACCGCGGCACAAAAGAGTGGTCAATAGATAAGGATTCTGGCAACGTCTTCGATGTTTTTGACCGAGTTAACAACGTCAACCGCCTACAGTTTTTTCAAAATGCAAGCAGTGCCGGAGTGACTAGACTAAACTCTGCCAGCACGGGAGCAGTAACACTTAACGTCCTGAATGGCACGGGCACGGGAGGGACGCAATTCGGCAACGGCGCTGGATTGGCGATAGGGTGGGTGGATAGTTCTGGCAACATTTTTTTTCACTGCGCTACTGTCACCTTACAGAACTGCGGCAAGTTAACTGGGTCGTTTACTGGTGGGGCGACATCGCGGGATTATAATTTTGCAGATTCCGCCACTTGTACGGGAGCGGCTTGCACTGTTGCCGCGACTACCGGGACGCTGACGGCAGGAGACAGCGTAAAAATTAACGCTACTGGCCAGCTAGTTGATTCAGGCTCCCCGCCTGTCGGCTTCACTTGCGTAAACGTAACGCCAGTCACAACCTCCGGTGGTTCCGTCACAACTGACCAGAATATGCAGGCGTGCACTATCCCTGCAAATACGCTCAACGCTGTCGGCAAGACGCTGATGATTCAGACAGCAGGCGTGTACTCAACGCCAGCCGCTTCTACTACGGCAGTGACGCTCAAAATTAAGTTATGCTCAGTGTCTGGCTGTGCGAGCGGCAACGTCGCCACGCTCGTCAATATTAGTTCGACAGCACTTGCCGGGATTCAAGCCACGAATGACCCGTTCAACGTGCAGATTATGGCGTCAACGACAACGGCTGGTGCGTCGAGCGCTGCCGAGGCTCACGGCAACTTGACCATTGACATTTCAGCACTCACGACAGCGGCGGAAGGTGTATTCGCGGACGGCAATACAGCAACTATCAGCGGTAGTCCGAGCGCGATAGACTTGACGGCGCAGAACTTTTTGCAAGTTAGTGTCGCCTTTACAGCAGCGAGTGCGAGTAACGTAGCCACAGGACGGCAGTTGATTGTGGACGTAGTGGATTAAATGGTGATTCCATGAAACGATTGTTCGTATTTGTTTTACTGCTCCTTGCGCCAAGACTGCGCGCACAGCTTATAACACAGCAGCCGCAGCCACAAACCGTTAGCGTCGGGCAGACTGCGCAGTTCACGATCACGCTCGCAGTAAGCGAGTCTTGCACCGTGATGTGGCAAAAGAATGGAGTCAATATAAAAGGCGGTCTTAATCTCCTGAGCTATATGACGCCAGCCGTACTAATAACCGACAACGGCGCGCGCTATGGAGCGGTAGTTTATAACTGTACGCCTGCACAACCGAGCGCACATTCGACGACTGCGCTACTTACAGTTGCATCTACACCACCCCCGCCACCGCTTCCAACTCTCATTGTGAAGCTAGCTTTTGTAACTTATGACGACAATACAATACCGCCAGTGCGTTTAATCATTAATCAGATAATCCCACAGCCAAATGGAACGTCTAGCAAGATACCTGCATTAACTATTGCTCTTGATGGCTCAGGGAATGCAGTCGGTGCATTTGCGCTCGACCCGGCGTTGCTTTATGAAACTGATCTTGAATGGAATGGCATTGCGATGCCGTTCAACTTTATCGACTGGCCGTTTGTGACTATTTGGGCTCCGTCGATTTCCGAGATCACATTCTCTGCAACGTTCTTTAAGGCTACTAGCACGCCGACGCAACCGAAAGTGAAAGCAGCCAGTTCAAGTTTTCAATGAGCAGTTGGCGTTGGAACGATTTGACTGACAGAGAGAAAAAGATCTGCTATTTGCGCGTCGTGAACGGCATGAAACTATTTGCAGTTAGTCAAGAATTAGGAATCAGCCGCACCAGGATAATGCAGCTTGTGGAAGCAACATATCGCATTCTTGGCGTGCGTGATCTGACAGAGTTGGCGTTCGAGATGGGCAAGCATTGGAAGGAAATTGAATGCCAGTAATACCAGGTCCCGTACCGACAAACCCTGTACCACCGGGGCCGAACACTGTCGGTCAAGTCTGTCTCAACGCACTCTATGAGATCAACGTCACTGCGCCGGGCGAGCAAGCTGATGCGTTAGAGATCGCATTCGTGCTCTCGAAGTTCTGCCAGCTTGTTGATAGTTGGAACACGCAGCAAGTCTATAGCTTTGCTTCTGATTTGATCAGCGCGCAGCCACCTGCCCCGGTAGGCAATGGCGCTAATTTCATACTTACGCCAGCGCTTTCACCGCACACGATCGGACCGCCGGCAATAGCACCAGCGCCTGCGCCGTCATTTTTAGTCATCAACGAGCGGCCAGTCCGCATACGTTCTGCGAACATATTGCTGTCGAACACGAATCCGATCGTGCGATTTCCGCTCGAAATGCGCGACAAAGATTGGTGGGCAAAGCAGCGCGTGCAGACGATACAGACTGCCCTGCCGACTGATCTTTATTACCGCCCCGACTGGCCGCTCGGCGCGCTGTTTTTCTGGCCTGTGCCGAATTTCGCTTATCGAGTCGAGTTCGAGATCGAAACGATACTGCAAGGCGCTGTCTTGCTGACGCAAGCATTTGCAGCGCCGCCGGGCTACGAGCTTGCGTTGACGCTCACGCTTGCAGAACTGCTCTGTCCGTCGTTCGAGAAGCAGCCAAGCGCTGTACTTGTAGCTGCTGCATTGAAAGCTCGTCAAGCTATACAAGGCGTGAACTCAGCAGCGCCACGCATTTCGCTTGACGACTTCGGCTCGCCATCGACTGCAAAGCCGCGCGCTTCGTTCAATTACAGAACAGGTGAGAGCAGATAGAACATGAACACAATGATCTTGCGAGAAGTGACGATGACTGCGCACTATAAAAACTTGGGATGCAGTATGGCGCTTCTAACAGTGAAGCATTGGAGGCTGCTTGCAGCTGTTGCGCTTCTCGCAACTGTTTCTTCAGCGCAGCAAGCGCGCTACCGCCATCATGGAGCTGCTGCGTTGCCTGATCCTGCTGTGACGCCGGGCAAAGTAGCTACAAGCGATACGTACTTTGTCTGTAATCGTGGCTCGACACGTCAATACAGATTGCCGGGCATTCAAGCAGTCTATAAACTATACGGCGCTGTGAAAGTCAAAGGCAAATGCTGCGAAATCGATCACTTGGTTCCGCTAGAGCTTGGCGGCGCAAACGACATCAAGAACGAATGGCCACAGCCGTACGAGCCGCGACCGGGCGCACGCGAGAAAGACAAAGTAGAAAATTGGTTGCACGTTCAAGTTTGCAGCGGTGCGATCTCGCTCGCAGAAGCGCAAGCTGAGATCGTAACAGATTGGTATGACATTTATTTGAAAATGGAGGCGGCAACACAATGAAACGCACATTCGCCATTGTAATTTTACTTCTCGCAATCGCCAGCTTCTTGCTTGTTCAAGCGCAACAGACTGTCGGCGTTGCTACTAATCCGCTCGGCGGGCCGATCTCTGCTTCGTCGACGAACTGTTCTGTTGCGCAAGCTTGTGTGTGGATGCGTTTGCCGTTCAACGTCGGCTCTATTTCTGTCAACATCATCGGAACGTTTTCAGAAACTCTTCAAGTTGAAGAATCTAACGACGGTGGCAGCACGTTCGTAAACGTAGCTTCGCTGTCTTCTGCTGGCTTGACAACGTACGAAATCGCCGGGATGAGCGACTTCCGCATTCGATGTTCTTCGTTCGTCAGCGGGATAGCTTTCATCAACATGCAGGCCGGCCTAGCCGCTGGTGCTGCTCATGCTTCTAGCGATGCAGCTTCTAACTCGGTATTGCCATCGTTCGGGACTTTTGCATTTAACGGCGCAACGTGGGACCGTTATTTCTACTGTCCGAACACTGCAACGTTTAGCGTCGTGTCGACTGTTACGCAAGTAGTCGCTCTTTCTGGAACGACAAAAATCAGGGTGTGCTCGACGACGTTTTTTCCTTCTACTGCTACAGCAGGCAGCGTCGATCTTGTTTACGGTACAGGTTCTAGCTGTGCTACCGGCATCACTACGCTGACTGGCGCTGCGACGTTGCCTGCTGCAGCAGTTGTTTCTATACCACTTTCGATATCCAGCACAGGACCGCTGATAACTCCCGCCGGGCAAGCGCTGTGCGTTCGTACTGTCACGTCGACTGTCGCTGGGTTTTTAACTTGGGTGCAATATTAGATGGCGCGCTTCGATCTTATCGGCCCGACGTATCAATCGCAATCGCTTGTAGCAGACTGTCAGTTGACACGCAACTGGTACGTCGAGTTCATCGAGAGTCAGAAAGGCAAGTCTGCTGCAGCGCTCTATCCTACACCGGGCACGTCGATTGCTTACACGATACCCGGCGGCGGGCCGTCCCGCGCGAAGCTTGAGATCAACTCTCGTTGCTTCGAAGTCAGCAGCACGAACTTCGTCGAGCTGTTTGCAAATGGCACGTTTAACATCATCGCGCAAGTCACAAATGATCTTCTTCCCGCTTCGATGGTTGCATCGCCACAGCAGTTGCTCATCGCAGCAGGCGGCAATCTCTACGTCTATCAGCTTCAAACGCAAGCGAATCGCGCTCTTGGTAATGGCGTTGCCGGTACGTTTGTTCAAATCCCTAATGCTAACTTCACGCTACCCGGCGGCGCTATCGGCAACCCATCAATGGTCGAGTATATCGATGGCTTCTTCATCGTGCTACTGCGCAATTCTCAGACGATCTATCTTTCGACGCCGTTAGACGCGACGAGCTGGCCTGCATTGAACATCATCGTCGTCAGCGTTTTTTCTGACAACGTGCAATCGATCTGCGAGAATCAGCGCCGCTTGTGGGTTTTAGGCCGCAAGCGTTCGACTGTCTACTACGATTCAGGCGGGCTTAACATCTTCGACGTAGACCCGAGCGGCACGATCGAGAACGGTGCTCTCAGCGTCAATGGGTTTTGCCGTGCTGACAATTCTGTTTTTTGGCTCGATCAAGAAGAGCGTGGCGGCGGCATCGTCCGCCGCGCTTCAGGTTATACGCCTGTTCGCGTATCGAATCATGCTGTTGAAAATGCGCTTCAAGGCTACGTGCGCAGTGGTAGTACGCTTTCAGATTGCGTCGCGTACAGTTACGAAGAAGATGGTCACACGTTCGTCGTCTTTCAATTCCCAACTGCTCAAAAGACTTGGGCGTACGATACAGCAACTGGCATGTGGCACGAGCGCGCATACTGGAACATCTCGACTGGTCTTTTCTCTGCCCACAAAAGCGCGAATCACGCTTTCGCTTTCTCGAAGCATCTCATAGGCGACCCCGGCTCGGGGAATATCTATCAGCAGTCGATACCAATAGCTTCAGGCAGCGCGTGGAAGTTCGCCGACGATTTCGGCAATCCGATAAAGCGTATCCGCCGTGCACCGCACGTCGGGCTTGAGTTCAAGCGCATGTTCTACAGCGAGCTTCACGTCGACGTTGAGACTGGGCTAGGGCCGCAACCTCCGCTGCTAGACGGTGCTGGCAATGCTCGCGACCCGCTCTTGATGCTGCGCTTCTCGAAAGACTACTCTAAGACATGGTCAAATGAATACGAATTACCTTGCGGGCAAGCAGGTCAGTATCGCAAGCGCGTTCGCCGCAGCCGCATGGGAAGCTCGAAAACCGGCATGGTGTTCGAACTGTCGGCGACAGACCCAATACCGTGGCGGCTCGTCGAAGGCTACTTAGACGCTCAACCTGGCTACGCAGCGCAAGAGCGGCTCGTCAAGACTTTTGGGAAGGTGGCGTAACATGCCGCTAGCCGTATCGCCTGCACCATTGAACACGAAGCCGCTCGACGAGAAAGGCGCGTTCATTTCCGGCTGGGCGCAAATGTTTGTGAATTGGTGGACAACTCTAAAATTTCCAGCAAACGCGAATCCGCCGCCAGCTTCGTCGATCGTAACGATAGCGAGCGGCGGCGCGTTTGCTTTCGATCAGAATTATCTGTATGTAAGTACAGGGAAGAATCAATGGAAACGCATCACGCTTCAAGCGTTCTAGCGCGCGTCAGAGAAGTTGTCTCATCAGAGACAGGCGTCGCTGTCGAAGAGCTGAAAGCTTCGACAACGCTCGTTTCGCTCGTGACTGATTCTCTTGAAATGCTGAACTTAGTCATGGAGATAGAAGGCGAATTCGGTCTCACGCTCGAAGAAAACGACATGCAGAAGATTCTGACAGTTCAAGACGTTGTGAAGTATATTGAGGCGCACCCGCGATGATTCGTCTAGCAACATCTGCCGATGTGCCGCGCATCTGTGAGCTTGGCTCTCAGTCTCTCATCGACGGCCCGTACGCTAGTGTGATTGTAGATAATCCGAAGAAGACGTACGAGCTTGCGCTTCAACTTATACACGGCGGCGGCAATATTCTATTGTGGGAAGAACATTCGAACGACGGCGCAGCTGCCCGCATAACGGGCGTCTTTGGCATGCTCATCGTTGCCCATCCATTCAGCGGCACAGTTACAGCAGACGAGCTGATGTGGTTTGTCGAAAAAGATTACCGCAAAGGCGGCGCTGGCATTCAGCTTTTGTGGGAAGCTGAGCGTATCGCGCGCGAGCTTGGCTGTCGAGATTTTCAAGTCTCAGCGCCTGACGACAAGATCGGCGCAATCTACGAGCGCTTCGGGTTTCGCAAGATGGAAGTGAAATACTTGAAGGAGTTGAAGTAGGACTGGTTTATTATTTATGCCGTTTCTAACGACAGCTCTTGGTATCGGCGCGATCGCTAGCGGTGTTGGTGGCGCTGCTGCTTCTATCGCCGGCAGTAGCGCGCAAGCTGATGCAGCGAAGTCAGCTGCGCAACTGCAAAAAGAAGAAGCAGATCAATCTCTCGCGTTTCAGAAGCAAGTCTATTCTGAGAACGTTGCGCGAGAACAACCGTGGCTCAAAGCCGGCACAGGTGCGATCAATACGCTAAGCGGGCTTCTCTCGACGCCCGGAAAAGGCTTGCTCTCGCCGTGGACTGGCACGTTCAAAGCCCCGACAGCAGCAGAAGCTGCAGCAACGCCCGGTTATCAGTTTCAGTTCAAAGAAGGCGAGCGCGCACTTCAAAACTCAGCAGCAGCTAGCGGCGGTTTGCTTACTGGCGGCACGCTTCGCGGCGTAGAACAGTTCGGTCAAGGCTTGGCGGCGTCTAATTATCAGAACGTATTTTCGAACGCGCTGACGCAGTATCAAACTGCGTATGAAAAGTTTAGAAACAATCAGACAGACACGTACAACAGGCTGGCAGGCATCTCTGGTGCAGGTCAGCAAGCTGCGACGACAACAGGATTATTCGGTCAGCAAGCTGCAAGCAACGTTTCAAACATCAACTTGACGACAGGCGCGCAGCAAGGGCAAGACATTCAGAACGCAGCTGCAGCTACAGCTTCAGGCTACGCTGGCGCTGCGAACGCTTTCGGCTCGACTATTTCGAACTTGAGCGGTTTAGAACTGATGCAAAAGCTTATGGCGCAGCAAAATCAGCAAGGGAACGTATAACTTATATGGGCATACCTCTACCAGCACTTTCGATCAGGCCGCCGGAGAATCCACTCGATCAATACGCTAAAGCGCTATCTGTAAAGAGCATGATCGGCGGTCAGCAGTTGCAACAGCAAGAGATTCAGCGCAGCGGTTTGCAGAATCAACTCTTGCAACAAGAAGTCAAAGACAAGCAAATCATCAGCGATTCGTACAAGAAGAACAAAGGGGATTTAGACAAGACTTTCAACGATGCAGCAGATCAAGGCGCATCTCCGGCTAGTTTGATCAATCTTCATACGCTAATTCTCGGGCAAAAAGAAAAAGAAGCATCGCTTACGAAAACGCAGCTTGAAAACATGCAAACGCAAAACGATGCTATTCTGCAAGCGCATGATTCAGTCGCGGCGCTTCCTGAAGCAGACCGTCCGGCGGCGTACAAGACATCGCTTAACAGCCTTGCGATGGTTCCAGGTCTTGACGTATCGAAGTTTCCGCAAGAGTATGATCCTAAGAATTTCGATGCTATCGGGGCGAATCTTGCCGGGACTTCGGCGCGCCTCGCTGCTCAAGCCAGGATGAAAACTGCTGGAAAAGTTCCCGAAGGTGAGCAGCCGCTAGCTAAAAACATGGTCAGTCAACTCAACGATGGCATGACTTTGCGCTTTCAGCAGATGAATCCGGGCATGCCGCTTCCTTCGGCATTCAAGCTGCCAGACAACGCGACGCAAAAAGACGCTGACAGAATCGAAAAAATCATGCAGCAAACAGAACAGTCGCAAGCTACTAAGCTGAATCACAAAGATGCTCAAGCGCAACTGAAACTTTCTAATAGCATCAGAGAACAAACATTGCAACTCGCGAAAGACAGCGCTGCTGACCGCGATCAGAAACTCGGCAACGAGCCTGTTGTTGGTCAAGATGCTAGCGGGAATACAGTGCTCGTTTCTACTGCTGATGCAAAAAAGATGGGCTTAACTGGTACGATGAAGGCCGATACTGATCTCGTAAATAAATCGCAAGCAGCGCGCGATTGGCTAAAACTCGCCGATAAGCCGGGAACTGAAAAAGATACACCGCCAGACAAAATGGGCATCACGCAACTCATTAATCGCTTAGATAGCGAAGGAAAACTCGGAGCGATCGCTTCGCGCTGGAACGAATTCGTCACCGGTAAAGTTGGCGTCGGTGACGCTGAATACAACGCGCTGCGCGCGAAGATGGGGTTGAGCACTACGAAATTGATGCAAGCTCACGTCGGCAGCCGTGGCGGAGCTTTTCTCTTAGAACACTTCGAAGACTTAGCGAACGCCAAGAAGATGAACGGTGAAGCGCTGCGCTCAGGTGTGCTTTCAGAAATGGATTACATGAAAGATGTTGCGAAGCTGCCAGCGCAGCAAGGGGGAGGTGGCGCTAGTGCTTTTACTGTTAACGTACCTGGAAAAGGTCCTGTCAGCTTTCCTACTCAAGCTGCGCTTGATAATTTCAAGAAAGAAGCAGGCATCAAGTAAATGGCGAACGGAACGCAAACTGTTGATTATGATGCGCTCATCGCGAAGCACGGCGGGACGGCGGCTCCGCCAGCTGGCGATGGAAGCAGCAGCGTGGACTTCGACAGTCTTATTGCTAAGCATGGCGGGGCCGTTTCTTCTGCTAGTGCTTCTAATTCTGACAGTTACTGGAACGATCTCAAAGACAGATACGCACTCCCGCGCAGCGTAGACCTTTCGAAGACGCTGTTCGAAAACTACGGCAAGCTCTCAACGGACGATTTCAACAAGATCGATGTCGAAAAATTCTCACGCGCGTACGCAGAAGCAAACCCGCAAGCAGCTACACCGACGAGTTTTCTCGGCCGTTCATGGGACGAAGTGAAGAACTTGTTCAAAGGCGCTTTCGGCGAAAGTGCTTTGTTCGGTGACCCGACGAAGACTTCTTCTGTTGCAGGCTATACGCCGCCATCACCTGCTAGCGCAGCAGAAGCTTTGAAAAGCCGCGCGCGTGAAGCTGAAGAGCATCCTACTGCTGCTGCAGGTGCAGCGGCTACTGATATTGCTGCGCTTTCGCTGCCATTCTTAGGAAAGTTTGGGGAATCTGTTTGGTCGCGCGTTTCTCCTGCTAAGACAGTCGAATCAGCGCTCGGCCGTTCTCTCACTGCAGCAGAAGCTGACGCGCCGCGAGCGGGCGGCGCGATACAGCCTGCGCTAGCGAACACGCCGCGCGAAGTCTTACAGCACGCTCACGACGAAGGAATCAATCTTACCCCTGGTCAAGGCACTGAAGACGCGATGGCGCAGAACTTGCAGAAAGCTGGCACTACAGCAGCAGTAGGCGGGAAAGATTTAGCTGCAGCGCTTGCAGAGAATCGCGCGAAGTTCGGTGCTGCTGTAAACCGTTTCATGGACAATGTTGATCCAAAACGTATGGGGCTATCTAGCGAGCAAGCAGGTGAGACGATCAACCGCATTGCAAAAACAGCTCGCAGCGTCGCGCATGATAATGCTGCGCAGAATTACGACAAGATTGATTATTTGATGGACTCGAAGATGAACGGTGCTTCGATCTCTAAAGCATGGAACGGCATTAAAGGCGATCTGCCAATCGGCGCAGAAGACGCGATACTCGCGCAAACACCGCGCTCGATGCGCGCAGTCGTCGAAGACTTATTGAGTGGCAAGCCAGAAGGTTTTGCTCCCACAGTAGCGCAGACGATTCAGCTGAGAAAGTTCTTTCGCGATCTCGGCGATACAGAAGGCTTGCCTGACAAGACGCAAGCAACGTATCAAAAGATGGAAAACTCAGCAAGTTCTGCGCTCGATGCGCATGCAGCAGCTAAAGGTGCTTCAGACGACTGGCAAGCCGCAAACGCTGGTTGGAAAGACTACAAGCAGAAGTACGGCGATGTGAAGTCGCCGCTCTATAAGATAATCAATCAGCGCGACCCGACGAAGATCGTCGCGCAACTCTCGAACGCGCCTGCTACTGACATCGAATTGTTGAAAAATGAAGGTATGACTGCTGCGCTAGAACCGCTCAAGCGGCAAGTCATTCAAGACATCGCGCGCTCGCGCTTTCGCATTGCGCACGACGGTCTTGGCGGCTACGATGATGCTTACTTGAAAGCGCTCTTCTCGCCTGCAGAAGTAAAAGAACTGTACTTGAAAGCTGATCTCGCGAACAGATTGCAGTATGACCCTAACCCTTCAGGTACGGGCGGGGCGGCATCTTCGATCAGCCAGCTCGGCTTTTGGAATCAAGCTAAAATGTCAGCAGCAGCGAAGCTCTCGATGCCGAGAGACGCGCTGTCATACTTGCCTGCACGTGCAGTGCCTGCTGTGCGCACGACGCCGTTTGCTGCGTTGCCTGCATCGCTTGCGCAGCAAGTGACTTCCCCCGTCACTGGGCAGCGCTTAGCGCAGCCTGACGAGCTGTTCAGGAGAGCTAACCCGTGAAAACACGTTCAAGAAGCTTCGTAGAACTAGCGAATTTAGCAATGGGAAGCTCGGTGGCGCGTTATTTCTCAAGAAACGTCTCGTACTTCGAGCGTTTTCTATTAGCATCTATCTTGCTGCTATCTATCTTATTGATTCCTATAGACTTAGCTGCACAAGTACCAGTCGCGTTAACTCCGACGCCGCGCATACAGTTCAGCGATCAGAACGGCACGCCGCTCGCTGGTGGGTGCGTCTTTACGTACAATGCTGGCACAACAACACCTGCTGCGACATACGTCGACATTAACGGGATTGTTCAGAATACTAATCCGATCATCTTAGACGCAGCAGGTCGCGCGACAATCTATCTCGCGAATCAAGAGTACAAGATAAGCGTCTTCAGCAGCGGTGGTGTGAATTGCGCTAGCGGTGCGCAGCAATGGGTGCAAGACAACGTCAGCGCGTTTCAAGTCGTTACAGGCACGCAATCGATCACGTTTGCCGGCGTTACGTCAGACCCGACTGGCGTTGCTGGCCTTGTCGATTATCGCAGCGACATACCGTGCTTTCGCTCGTTCACTACAGTATGGGATTGTTTCGTCCGCCTAGCAGACACGCAAACGCTGACGAACAAGACGCTGACAGCGCCGCTTATTACAGGCGGCACTCTGACGACAACATCGCTGAATGGAGTTACAATCTCTGGCGTTCCAACGACAGGTCAAATCCCGACAGCTACAAGCTCTACAACAGCTACATGGCAAAGCAGAACTATCGGCATACCGTTCATCATCGACGGTGCCGGTGCTGTGATTACTACTGGCTCTAAGGGTTACATTCTCGTTCCTTTCAACTGCACGATAACCGGCTGGACAATTCTTGCCGATCAATCTGGTTCGATAGTCATTGAAGTTGGCAGCGGATTATATTCCAACTTCCCGACAGCGAACAGCATCGACACGAACGGCGGAACTGATCGCCCGACGCTCGTGACGCAGCAAAACAATCAAAATTTGACTCTTACGAAATGGTTCACTGCGATACTGGCGAACAGCTTCATTCAGTTCACAGTGAACAGCGCGACGACAGTCACGCGCGTGACAGTTCAGTTGAATGCGACAGTGCCATGAGACGCAAGCACGCTAGACGCATAATTACGATCTCGCTCGTTGTTTTGCTGTGCGCGTTCGCAGTGTATGCTGGCACTACTGGGGCGAAGAATTGCGGCACTGGCGCTGACGTTGTCATCACGGGCGGAAAAGTATGGACAAACCCGTCAAACGCTTGCTTTTCTGGTAATTTCTCTGTTGCATATCCGATCGCTGTAAGCGGCGGCGTGAGCGATTATCTTGCGCTTACGAACTTCGGCTTCGCAGTTCCTGTCGGCTCGACGATCGTCGGCGTGCAAGTTTCAATCAGCCGGCAAGGCGGGCCGATCAACCCGTCAACAACGGTCGATAACCACGTCTTTCTGACGAAAGACGGAGCTACTGTAACTGGAACTGATCATTTAAGCGTTCTAGTTTGGCCATACGGTTCTTATGTCGTTCAGAACTATGGTTCGACAACCGACCTTTGGGGCGCAACTCTTGCACCAGCTGACGTGAATGCAGCTACGTTCGGTGTTTTCATCTCGGCTTCTAATTCAAGCGGCTCGAACGTTGCTGAAGCTGCTGTTTCTGCTTTTCCTACAATTACTGTGACTTATACGAGCGGCACGACTAGCTCTGCGCCAAGCATCATCGGCACAATGACAAGGAGGTCTTCACTGTGGACTTTGCTTCACTAGCTCGCTTTATAGCAGCGCATTTGAGTTTTCACTTGCTGCTTTACACAGCGATCATTCTGTTGCTGCTCTACAAACCGCCTGCTCGGGTGATAGATCATCTTCGTGGCATCGGTGATTTTATCTCGCGTCATTGGGGCGACTCGATCGGCTTGTACATGATTCATCTCGGCATCGTTCTGATCATCTTAGGCGGTCTATTTACCCAGCTTTCTGATGTTGCGCATGTCGGAGAATCGTTCATCTTGACAGGCGTCGGCATGCTGAAGCTGCGCTACAACCCGCCGAACGGTAAAGTGCTGCCAGACGGCAGTTCTGACGAAGCGCCAACGATACCACCGACAGAGACTGGCATTCCTTTACCCGCACAGCCGTTGCAGCGCACTGATCTCGGCGGCATACAAGACAGGTCTGTGCGATGACAGGTGAAGCGATAGCTCTAATCATCATCGCAGTGTTTCAAGCATTTCAAGTTCTCTTGATGGCAATGGGGACTTACATCTTAAAAGACTTGCGCGATCGTGTTGTCAGACTAGAAACTATAGAAATGGATGCAGCGAGAGAAGCAAGAGAAAGGCCACTTGGCAAATGATGCCACCGGACCCGCAACTCGTCGCGCAAGCAAAATTTCAAGCTCTGCAAGTAAGCTTAGACCCTGTGCTTGTATGCGCAGTAGTCGAGCAAGAGAGCTTGTGGAATCAATACGCGCTGCGAGCAGAACCTGCTTTCGATGAGAAATACGAAAAGCCGCTGCATTTGACAGCGACAGAAGAGTGGGCGCGTTCAATGTCGTGGGGTTTGATGCAGATCATGGGTGAATCAGCTCGTGAAGTAGGCTATGCAGGGGCGTTTCCGATGCTGTGCGCTGCAAATGTCGGTCTGCGCGTCGGCTGTCAATTTCTCGCGCTGAAGCTGAAAGAAGCTAGCGGAGACGTAGACAAAGCGCTGCTGCTATGGAACGGCGGCGGTGATGCTGAATACCCTGCTAAAGTGCGAGCAAGAATGGTGAATTATCAATGACACTGAGTCGGAGATAACATGAAAGACACGATCAAGCTCATTTGCATCGTTTCGCTGACGTTCTGCTCGTGCGTCGCGCTGCTGCAAGCGAGCGCGTTGATTCATGACGTGAGACTGTCAGTACGCATGAGCGATGTTGTGCTTGCTGAAGTGAACGATACGGCAAGGAACTTTTCTGCTGCAAGCACAGCAGAAAGCGAGAAGCTTCGAGCGACGACAGAAGAAGCGCGCAAGACAGAGCGCGCGTTCAGAGCAGCGATTGATTCGCTCAGACAAGTCTTTATCGACGTGCATCAACGAACACTTCCTGCGATTGACGAGACAGTATCGGAACTAAACAGCAGTCAAAAGCGCGTCGCTGATAGCGTCGCAAGCGTTACAGCTGATCTTCAACCTTCTTTAGAAGCGCTTGCAAACGCAATAAGAGCTGCAGGGCGCGTACTCAGCGACCCGGCTATAGAGAAGAGCTTAGAGAATGTCGAAGCGCTCTCAGAACATGCTGTAACGATAAGCGCTAGCACTGAAGCAACGGCTAAAGACGTTCAGCGCGTCGCTGACAAGTTCGCTGATCAATACACGAAAGCGCGCAACGTGTGGCTTGCTGCTGCGCAGTGGCTATTTCAACGTGCATGGGAAGTACGCGGAGCGGTTGGTTTTTGAATTCAGGAGGAAACATGAAGCGAATCATCGTCATAACAGTTGTTTTTCTCTCACTGTCGTTAGCAGCCTCAGCTCAGCAGCAGCACTTCAGCTTATCAGGCAGCGCTGTCTCGTTCATGGGGCCATCAGGCTCAACACCTGCTTCTATAGCAGACGGCTACTTCAACTTGACTAAATCGCTTTCGCTCGGCTATCAGCAAATCACAATCCCGGATCTTGCTACTGCACGGCTCGGGCTAGTGAACTATGCAAAGCCGCTCAGCTCGTGGCTCGGCAAGTCTATCAGCTCAAAGCTCGTCTTCGACGCTTCGAAAATCACTGTCAGCGTCTATGGCGGTGCTGGCAAACTTACTCAAAATACTCTTAGCGTCAATCGCATCGCAGAAACAGCCGGTGCATGCGTCAGTTATCCGATCTCTGCTAACGTCTCAGCAAAAATCGTTTGCGCGCAGTGGCTTCACGGCGGCATCGTCAACGGCGTGCTCACGTCACAACCGCTTCCCGGCACTACAGCGAATGCTTCAAACGCTGTCGTCAGTAGCGGTATAACAGTTCATTTCTAGAATGGTGTTTTCTTGCCGTTTTCTTCTGCACCAGGGTCGTCTGCGCCCGGCTCTAAGTCTTCGACATCAACATGCAAGCGGCCTTGCCGCCTGAGCGACGACATCGCTTCGTGTGCTACTTTAGCTGACTGATACATTTCAAGCGAGACGTTTCCGGCCGGTTCGACGAGCGTGACGAACGCAGAACCTTCTGTAAACTTCTTTTTTTTGCTTGTCAGATCGTATATACCGCCGAACATGTCGATCTGACGAAGCCGCATCTTTGCGAGCCAATCTTTCGCTGCCGGCACGTTGCTCGACTTCAGCGAAGCAACGACTAAGTTTTCTGGCCGCACAGCGTTTTCGATTACGACGAGCGAAGGGAAGTTATAGAACTCAGTGCAGGCTTTTCCTTTCCCTTCGCCGTTGCGCGCAGAGCCGAACTGATTCATCTTGCATGTCAAGCAATCACCGCCGTATGTGCCTTCTTTGTAGTCGCTGCGCTCGACTGAGCCGTGTTTCATGTCATCGCTTCGGCAAAGCATACCGCCACCTTTTTTCTTGTCGCGGAAAAAAATGCGATTTTTGTAGAAAAGCAGTGGTACGATCTTTACCTCTGCGCCATAGTTCTCGCCCGTCAGGGAGTTGAAATACTCGCCTTCTTCAAGTCCTTCGATGTACTTCGGGTCAGTCGCATCGCGTTGCGGGTTGAGAGCTTGACACAACCCGAGGCGCGGTAGCGTCAGATCGCCTTGCTCGACTTCGTCGAAACCGGCGGCTCCGACGCCTGGCTTACGGCGAAGATAGTCTGGTACTTCTGTGATCGCGTTGCTGCTTCGTTTCTCGATCGCTTGATTCTGCTGCGCTGGCTTAACTGCTTGCTGCTTCGTAGCTTGTTTGTTCATTTTGATTCTCCTTTTGAATTTAACCCCTCGAAACTCGATGCGCTGCTTCGCGCTCCAAGTGAGCCAATTCTGCGTTCACGTCGGGGTCATTGTCTGCTGCTGTTAGGTCGCCAGACAGAATTTCCATCACCAATCCGCCATCTGCTCCCCAAACGTAAAGCAGCTAACGGGCACACGCCAGCCTCGCCTTCGCTGCGATGGAGGTCAAGGCTTGCTCAACAGCTACCACTAGCGCCCTTGTAGGTTTAATTTCAACGCCAAACTCTTTCGCTTTCTCTATCGCAATGGTGGCGCAATCGCCGTGCTGCTTGTCGCGCACTTTCGCATCGTGCTCGACCAGCCAGTTCTGGTCGCGGTGGAGGGAGCGAATCTCTTTAGCTATTCTGATACGTAACTCACCCTCACCTAACCGCTGTGAATCACCTATCAACGATTGTTGCGCCGCCCTTTCCACCGCCTGTGCCCACGCGGATTGCTCGCGCTCCACAAGCGCCTTAGTTATATCACTCACCAATCTGTCGCGTTGCTGTGCCGCCGTTCCCTCTTCGTCGAGCAACCAAGCTGCAACGATTTTATACGCCACATCTCGCGCAGAGGGGGCATCACCACCCGTTGGCAGCTTCGCGTTCGGCGCAAAGGGAGCGTGGGCACTCGTTGGGCTTGTGGGCTGGATTCTTAATCGAAATGCGAGTTGTTGCCTGCGATGCCAGCCTGCGTAATCTGGCGATGATTCATGCGGTCTGTAAGAACAGTTTCCTTGCATGCAGCCCTTGTCCTGCGATTCAGCAAGTGGCCAGCCACACGCCATGCACTTCCCGTTGACCGCCAGATTCACCATGTCGCGCAAATCCACTACTTCGGGCATCCCCGCATCGTTCCCTGGCCCCGTACCGACGTGCTGCGGGGCTGGCGGGGCAGTCACTGACACGGGTTTCCAGTCTATGCATATCTTATGTTGAAGGTGAGGGTGAATAAAGCCCTTACACGTTCCAAGTTCGTCGCTCATCTGCTTATCCTTTCATGTGCCTGCTCAGTCCAGTCAAATACAATTATCTTGCCGCTACCAGCCGTCACGCATTGTGCGGGTTTTGTGCCAACAGGCATCTTGTAGAAAATCTTTTTCCAAAGTTTAAGCATTACTTTCCTCCGAGAATGGCTTCGAGGGTGTCGGCTACTTTAACTATCTGCGTGTAAAACTCTGGGACGTGAAGCTGCTCATCACACGCCGATGCATTGCGCGGGTCAGCCCAGCGAGTCAAGCAATTCTTTGCTACCTGTCGTAGCTCATTCATGTTAGGTTGTAGCCCCCTGAGCCTCGTCTCTATGGCTTCCAGTTGGCAACGAACGCAAGTCTTGTCGGGCTTATCCCTTTCATGCCACCCAACTCCTTCATGTGGCAACGCGGCAATCATCCCCGCGAAGGTCTGGTCGCTCATGGCTTCCTCGCCGGCATTGCCGCACAACCGCTGTTTGGGCAATACGGCACGTTTTGACATACTTTCCGCTCTGGGTTCCAATAGCCGTCGCCGCACTTCGGTTTCTCAATCGGCTTTCTCGCAGCGCAGCCAAAGCACAGCAATGCGATGATTGCGACGGTGGCGAAGGTCTGGTCGGAGGTCATGGCTTCCTCACGAGTTGCTGCGGTTCCCATCTGTAATTCTTTCGGACAGCTTTGCACAGGCAACATACATCACACCAAGTTAGTGGCCAGTAAACACCATGAGGGCAATTCAGCCCGTCATACCAATCAATATGAAAGATTCTCCAAGCACTAGCCACAGGTCACGTCTCCTTGCCGAGGGCGGCTTCAAGCTCATCGGCGCAATCGTTCATTGCTTGTGACCAATGCCCGAGGATTGTTAGGCATTCATCACGCCACTTCGCAATCAGTGCCCTCACTTTGTCCGTGGCCTCAGCGCGGACTTGGGCGAACTCGGCGGCAAGCGTCTTTTGATTGTCGCCATCGAAGCGGTATACATTGATTAGATAATCCATCGCCCGTTGCAGGTCGCTTGGCTGTGGCGCAGCAAGCGCCGAGGCTACTAATACTTCTGCCAAATACTCATCGAATCGCCGCTTTAAGTCGTCAATGACGTGGGCTGGACACTCGATGTACGCACAGCGAAATGCCGCGTTCAACGCTTCTAGCTTAGAGCGGCGTTCCTCGCCAGCTTTGGGTTTGCTCATGGGCGCTTCCACCCCTGCCGCTCAAGACTCTGTTGAGCAAAGCAACCACCAATAAAGAATCCTATGAAGCCTGCCCAGAATATCCAGAACACGCAATCGCTCACGACGGTCCCCGCCCTTTCTCGCTCATTGCGCCCTTGCCTCCTGTTCCGCCCCGCTCACCAAACTTTCCTTAGAAAGTGAATCGCTACCCAGATCACGCCCACTGGCAAAAGCAGACATCCGATAATGTAGACTGCCCACAGGCCTAACAGTCCTAGAAGTCCAAGAAATTTAAGACTCTCTTTCATCGTGCCCCCCCCTCCAGCCTGTTCCGAGTGACGGGTCGGGCGCTCTTTCGTAGTTCTTTGATGTGCGCCACTAGACATTCCATATCGCAATAGATTCCATCCAAACACGCTGCGTGACTGGATGAGTTTTCTGGCCTATCGAGCAACACAACACTATGTTCCGCTAGGTCAATGCGTCCTTCGCGGTAGTACTTGCGAAGCGGAGGCGAGTCCAAGGCAATCTGCTCGCCGCAATGTTCGCACTTCGTTACCTGTTTAATTTGTTGGCTCATGGCCCTCTCTCCGACTGAATCCGCCACGCGCCCGAGCCTGAATCAGGGCTGGGCGGCACGCCGCTCAAAAATAGAAAATATCCTTGTCGCTCGTTGAAAGCCCGTCACCACAGCAATCAATCCCACAAGTTTCCAGTCCTTCCGCCGATAGGATGGGTAGTATGTATGCAGCACGCCAAGATGCCCACCAATGCGGACCACGCGATGCGCTTCTTTCATCAGCTTGCCAAGCGGGAACGGTTTACAGCCGTACTTCTCAGAATCGCCGTTTGTGTATGGCGGATCTGCGAGCCAAAGGTCAAAACTGCCGTTCTCGAAAGGCAGGGCCGATGCACACGCTTGTATCTGCGGCTTGCGGATAGCGTCTCGCACAAGGTCCACTGTGACCCCCGGTCCCTCTACTGTTCCGCTTGGGCAATGCAGGATGTCCTTCACATCGGGAAATAGCGCCAGTGCCCTTTTGAGGAACGTCGGCGGATACTGTCCATGTAAGCGGACACGGTCCCAAGCCGTGCCGCAATACCAAACACCATAAACCCATCCCTTATCTGCTATCGTGACTGGATAGCGTGGGAAAGCGGCGTTTAGTGCCTCAACATTCACGGCGTGCGCTCCTCCTGAATCTTGCGCGGGGTTACGCTCTACCACCATTATTCTTCGTCACTGTCCTTACTGACGCCACGCACCGCGAGCTTCGTCTTGATGAACGGATTTGTGCCTGGTATGCCGGTGAGCGGCTTGCCTTCTGCTGCGGCTTTCACGAGCCGTTCGTTGCACAGCCCGCTGAGCGTTTGATAATTGATCGTCAGCAGATCGCTCATCTTGTTTTTCTTCAGCCACGCTACGACAGCAGCGCGATCAGTGATTGACCAGTACGGCGTGTCTTTGATCGAGACGCTGCCGCCAGCTGCTAGGTCGATCTTCTGCGTGCCGCTCTCTTCGAGCGCTGCGACACCGATCTGACTGATCGCTTCAAGCTCGATGTTTAGCTGTGAGATCAGTGCCTCTAACTGCTTCTTCTTCGCGTCGCGCTCTGCATACTCGCGCGCTAAATACGCAGCGTTCGCATGCTCGAAATTCTCTGCACCGACAAGCTGCTGCTTGTAAGCGTCGACTTTAGCGAACCAAGCAGCTAAGCCGCTTGCTTCTGCCGACTGTTCGTAAGCAGGCAGCTTGTGCCTGAATGCAGTGTATTTTCCCATCACTCTACCTCTTTCTGGCACACACGACACGTGAGATAATGAAAAATCCTAACCGCACCGCTCGGCTCGTTGCTCTCTATGACTTCATCACTCGCTATCGCGTGCCCGAACTTGCGCAAGTTAGCGACGTAAGCAGAGAGCGCTTCGCGCTCAGCGAGCGTCGCGCTTGAAGGCAGCATCGCTTGACCACCTGCTTTGTTGAGTCGAGCTAAGAATTCAGTGTCCATCGCTTGCCCTCGTAAACTCGATGAAATGATTATCTGGCGAGATCAACGTCTGCCGCATATTGACTAACTCGGGCAGCACGATGCGCAGCTTCGAGCCGTCAGTGTTCGCGTAAGCTTTCAGCACGAGAGTCTTACTGTCTAACAGCTCGGCAGTCGCTTCGCCGCTGCGCGTCATGCCGCAATGCGGCGTTAGTTTACTCATCACTTAAAACTCTCCGCCACGCGCTGCATGTCATCTGTGCGATGTCTTTCTTGGCTCTCAAGCATTCCAAGACGTGATGATCGACTGTTCTTTGACCCTTCGGCCCGACTGCTACAACGTCGACATACGTTACGCTGCGTTTTTGACCAATGCGGTGGCAGCGGTCTTCGCTCTGAATCCTGTCTGTGTAGCTGAACGTATTGCTCAAGTAAACAGCAGTTGAAGCTGCGGTCAAGTTCAGCCCAAACCCGCCGGCGTGAACTTGCGCCATAAGCACGCGCTTCGGATTGTTCCCTGACTGAAACGCTGCTATGTCTTGCTCGCGTTGTTTCTGTGACTGGCCGCCGAAGATTTGCAGTACGGTCAGTTTGTTAGAAGGCAGCATCTTCACAAGCCGTTCCCGCTCGCGTCGCCAGCGTGTCCAGACGATCACAGCTTGCTCGTCGCGCAGTTCGCCGTCGAGAAGAGCGTCGACGATGAAATCGAGCTTCTCGCTTGAAACATCCGTAGAAGCTCCGATCAATATTCCAACACGACCGCCTTCTTGTTGTAAAAATTCTTCCGCATCAGTCATTTGCTGACCTGTTCCAACGTGCCCGCTCGTTAACTGGCACAGCCTCAGCAATCTGACGGCGGCATTAGGCTCTGGCTTCACGTCTTCGTCGGGTAACGCTAACAGCGCTTCTCTGCGCAGCTCTTGATAGATCGCCCAAGTCTTCTTATTGAGTTCGACTTCTCTGACAACATAAGTCTTGTCAGGTAAGTCGAGACAATCTTTCTTCTCCCGTCGCAGCACGTAAGGCGCGAAACGCTTCGTAAGTTCGGAAAGATTCTGGTATGCAACGACCTGCTGAAAGCTGCGCGCAGCACCGAAGTTCGTGAGCTTCAAGACAGCGTAGCGCGCCCTGAATTGATAGAACGACTTGAACTGAGCAAGCGGCCCACCGATTCGACCCACTCGCCCGTTCAAGCCGGCACTCATCACTACGCTTTGTGACCACAGATCGAGCGGCGAGTTTGCTACAGGCGTGCCAGTCAGCAGCCAGCGATACGCGCACGAGTGCGCGATCTCGATAGAGCTGACAGTTTGCTTTGCTGCGCGATTCTTCAAGAACGAAGATTCGTCGCAGACGAGCAGAGTCGAGCCGCTAGCGCACCACTTCGTGAGAGCTTTCACATGCTTCACTTGGGGCAGCAGCGCATAACTGACAACAAGCAGCGGGAGTTGTCTGACTAATTCAGCAAGCTTCTGCGCGCTGACGATTTGCTCTTTTACATTATAAGAACACCAGATAACAACTAACTTTTGCTCTGATAACTTCTTGATTTCTTCGAGCCAGCTGTAGCGAACAGCTGCCGGCGCAAGCACTAAAACCCTGTCGATCTTGCGCTCGTCGAAAAGCTGCTTCGCTGCGCAGAGCGCTTCGCGGGTCTTCCCTAACCCCATTTCGTCCGCAAGCATCGCTGCGTTGCGCTGTGCTAAGAACGCGACGCCTTCACGTTGATGGGTGTAGAGTTCAAGCATTGACGCACCGCCGCACGACTTCTTCTACCGCCTCATCGAACGTGAAGATGCTAACCGATGGTGGAATCTTTACCCCTGACCGCGTGTGAGCATAGATGCACCATGAGAAACGCAAGCGGTTCAGAAAGTACGCTTGAATCTTCGTCGGATAGTTCGGGTACATCTTCACTTCCCACCATGTTGTGCGGCCTTCTTGTGTCGTCACGACGAAGTCGGGTATGCCTCTCGTTGTGCGGTCGTTCAACTTCCAGATCACAGCATCGCGCAGCGCAGCGTGCGCACGCAGCACTCGGAGGAGCTTTGCAGTGAACATGGCTTCTTTCAAGACGCTCTCCACGGTACGAATACCGTCATCACAAGATACCCTCTTAATCCCCGCCACAGCTCGTAATATGTCCCGCGCGGGAATTCTGTCTCTGTAAACCGCAAGAACAACGGCACGCTCGGCGTTTCAGTCCGTGTCTCGATCACGCCCGAGCACGCGTTCGGCTTGAACGTGCGTTCAGCGAGCGGCACATAGTGGCGTACGCCAGTAGAGTAATCATACTGAGTCATGCTGCGCTCAGCAGTTCTAATAGTTTGTCTGCTTGCGCTTCGCGATGCTTGATTCTAGCGGCGGCGGCGGCGTAGGCGTCGTCGTAGGGGGCGGCGGCGGCGGCGGCGGCGGCGGCGGCGGCGGCGGCGTAGGCGTCGTCGTAGGGGGCGGCGGCGGCGGCGGCGGCGTAGGCGTCGTCGTAGTCGTCGTAGGCGTCGGCTCTGAGCTTACTCCAATCAATTTTTTCTTTTGAGCCTTCAACGATTCGCTGATAAGCATTAGCGACATTCTGAATCGCAATCTTAGCTCGTTGAGTTTTCGCGTATTGCAAAACTCCATGCCGCTTATCAGTCAACAACCATACGGCGAAGCGTGGCCACACGGATGAGAGATCAGCACCGATGCGAATCGCTGATAGAAATTGTTCAGGCCATTCTTTCGAACGCCCATTCGGCATACCCTCGAAGATTCCGTCTTCTAATCTTGCAAGCAAGCGCGGGATGCCAAGCTCTTTTTCGTAAGCAGCATGCGAAGCGCTGTGAACAGTGCAGCCTACTGCACAGCCTTTACCGTTCTCCCAATACGTGCCGTGAATCAGTTCATCGGCTTCGCGGTGCGCACGGACACGGGCGAGATAGAAGTCTTTCACTTTAGGGTCATTGTGATATGCAAGCATTTCACTTCTCCTTTTATAATGCCAACCATATAATCAGCATCGCGACAACAAGCACAAACCCGACGAAGCAGTGCGCCCAGAACTTCGGGCGGCACATCTCACAGAGCAGAGATCGTTCGAAGTTTTTCATAATTAGAGTCGCTCACTGCCGCGCTAGCCGGAGTTGCGTGTTCTCGGTACGTTCTGGACGTTCCGCTACTGACGCAGGATAACTAGCGCGGGAGACAGCGGCTCTACGCCGCTGCTTCTGCCGCCTGCGCAGGCTTTGCCGCTGCCGTATCTTTCGCGCCGTTTTGCTTCTTCGCTTTGCGCGGGGCGCGGGACTTCTTCTCAGCTTTCACTTCTTCGCGTGTCTCGATGCGCTTTACATGCCCGCTCTTGCGAAGCCGCGCAAGAGTGTCGTGAGTTTGATGACCGAGCCGTTCCCATGCCGCTACGCTCTCGCACTTCGACTTCGCAGCTTCATAGATCGCAGTGCGCTGCATTGCTTCGCCTTTAGCAACGAGCACGCGATAGAAGATCGCTGCATTTGTTTGATTGTCTTTGTCGAGCAGTTCTTTCCCGTCTTTCGCTGTCACTTCAAAGAGGACTAACTTACGCCCTTTTTCTTTTGCCATGACTGTTACTCCTCCCTGTTCTTCAGGGTTTAATGCTTTCGCGATCGATCGTGCTTCGCGAAACTGTTCGCACTTGCAAAACTTGAATGCTGCGTCTGTCGCTGTACAAGCCAGCCGCTCGACTTGAGAAGTCTTTGTCTTACGACCTTTTGCGTGCAAGCTTTCATCGTGACTGCAAGCGCAGATCATGATTTACCCCAGATGTTGCCGCAGCTGCGACAGATGAATGTCTTCAGCTTCGAGCGGAAATATATTAGCAAACTTGAGCACTTCGGGCATCTCGGTTTCTGCTCTTGCTTTTTAGCCATCTTCAGAGAGCGCATGACGCTCTGACGCGGGATGTTACTCCCGCGTTTCGGCTTAGACAAGGCCGCAACCTGCATAGTCTTGCAGTTCAAGCTTGCGATGCTCGTCTGTCGTTTCATTCGCGAGCCATGACAGCGCATTCGACCAGCGCCAGCGGGTTTGCCCAGGAGGTAACATCTGAACATCAGCTGACGCGAACTTCTCGACAGCTTTCTCAGCTTCAGTCTTCGTCAAGTTCTTCTTCGCCCATGCGTTGATCTGAGCAGGCTCGATCTTCTCGTCGTTCGCTTTACGAACTAAGTCGAGATAGCGATTGATTGCTGGCGGTGCAAGCACATGGCCTGCGACATCATTGATCGCACTCGCCATCGCTTGCGTGTCGAGCTGAAGAGTGCGGTCACTGAACGCTACTGCGTCTGACAGCTTGCGACCGAGATGCACTTGCGAAAGTACGTCTTCAGTCGTTGCGAGATTCGTGCACCACATGCGCAGCACAAAACCGCTCATCGCAAGCTTCGAGTCGCCGAAGTCTGAGTCAGTGAGCTGCGCACCGAATGCCATAATCTCGCCCGGAAACGGTTCGAATACGTACGGCAGGATAGCTCGCACGTTCATCTTTGTCTGAAGCGCGAACCCGTCAACAGGACGGGCGCCGAAGCGCTTGATAGCTCCGACGAACGCTTCGAGTAGCGGACGGCTGTCGAGTCTGCGGAACTGATCTGACAAGAAGCCACGCATTTCGCCGCGCACTTGACGAACGAGAAAACGATCACCGTTCAGATGAGAATAAATCTCGTTCAAGTTGTGAGCAACGAGCTGCTTACCCCACGCACCGCGCTCGACAAGCTCATTGACGACAGTGCGAAAGTTCTTCACTTTCACGCGATCTGTCAGCTGTCCGAGA